CGTCAAGATACGCGAACGCCCCATCGACGGTCTGGGCAGGCACATGGTCCTTGCTCACACCAATGGTCACCGACTCCAGTTGGCCTACACCGACCTTGACCGACTCCAGTGCGCCAACGCCAATCTCGACCGACTCCGTCTTGACCACATCCGGTTCGTCATCCTCCACGAAGTGGTCCCCGGTGAGGGTCTCGATATCCGCGAGCGCCTCGGACAGTTCGTCATAGTCGATGTTGTCTGTAGGTAGACTCATGAGGAATCCTCCCCCTGTGTTGGCGACTCACCGAAGAACACCGCTGTCGTGTTCTCCTCATCGTCGGAGTCTGGCAGATCGTCAGTCGCGTCTGGCTCGCCAGCGAGCGCGTCCAGTCGAGCGAGTGCCGCGTTGAGCCGGTCTTCGTCAACAACATACGTCTGCTTGAATGTAGTCATGATCCGAGCACTGCGTTATAGTTCGACCCGTCGAGCACTTCGGTCTTGACGTTCTGACTGCTGACAGAGTGCGTGTGTCCGAGCTTGGAGAGCGCTCGTGAGACCACTGCCGTGCTCTTGGTGTGCGCCTTGGCGTCCCCGCCCCATTGCTGGACCGATGTGAGCTTCAGCACCGTCTGTCCCCTGTCCTTCTGCCACGTCCAGCCGCCCATGCCGTTGGCGGCAGCGACCTCGCCAATCTGTTCGCGTTGCTGTCGACCGACACCCCTGTCGAACGAGAGCTTCATCGTCACCCCGTTCCGAGAGCCACGGGTCGCTGGCGCTGAGATCAGGACCGCGTCCTGATTGTAGCGCTGGCCGTATTCTGCTGCGAGCTTTCGCGCCTCACCGTCCCCCTTATAGCTCACCGACCACGAGGGTTCCGATCCACCCTTCCATGCCCCGAGCGCTGGCTTGACCTCGGCATCGCGAACCGACTTGATTTGCTGTAGCCTGCCACCGAACTCCTGCATTCTCGTGAAGACGTCCCGACTGGCAACGTCGCCACCCCCGCCAGCCGGTCTCGCCGATGTAATCCCCACAGTCGTGCGCTGCTCACCACCGGCTGCACCTTGGCGACCCCCGGCTTGACGACCACCGGCTCGACCACGAGATCCGCCCATCCATCGTCCCTTGTCGTCTCTGGGTTGCCCGGGATTGTAACGCTTCCCAACCGTGCCAGCTTTGATGCTCTCGACCTCTTTGCGGAAGGCTTCTCGCTCCGACTCGCTTGCCTTGGGAGGTAGCCCATCCACATACCATGTGGCACCCTTCGTACGAATGACCTGACTCACGTCTGAGCCAGTGCCGATCTTGCCAAATATCTCGTCAAATGAGGGACTCTTTGTAACCGACCCGCTCTCCATCTCTGCAACCAGCTTGTTGAAATCGGGCCAGTCGTCGTTCCATCCACGTTTCTCTGTGACGTATTTCTGGAATCCCTTTCCTACCCTGAATGTCAGGTCTTTCGCACGTTTGGTTTGTTTCAAGATTTGTTCGCTATGGTCTTTGAACATCTGTCGACTTCCCTTGGACAGACCCACAACCGTGTGCTTGATGAGACCCGCTTGCTCAAGACCGTTATTCACCACCAGCGAGAGCATCTCGCCTGCCTTGTCATTACTCAGACCATGACCCTTTGCGTACATGAATATGTTGATTCCAGCACTATTCCACGCCTCCTTCGCTGCGACCTTTACGAGCTTGGCTCGTTCCGACGTAGGCATTGTCTTGATCGCAGATCCGGTCTCGGCCATGTAGTGCGTGCCGCCACTCGACACGGCATGGGTCGACGCTGACATTTTATGTTTGACCTGCATCATGAGATCCGCAGGACTGAGCGACGACTTCTTCGGGTGATTGTGCATGACCACAGCCATCGAACCACCAGACGTTAATCGCTCAGACATCTTATCGGTGATCTCGACCGAGCGGTAAGTGCCGTTATTCACCATACTCGACCCGTCACCAAATACTATATGCACCTGTTCGGCCTTCTGCTCTCTGCCATGCTTTAGACATGCCTTCGCTGCGTTCGCCACTGCCTGCTCTTGCACCGAACCTTTGCCCTTTTTGCCAGCATGTCTCGCCTGCGAGTGCTTGCCTTTCATGTGCTTGGCGATGACGTCGAACACGTCGCTCGTAATCCCCATACCGTGCAGGATTCCGGCGATGGCATGGATGTCTAACTGTTTGGTCGTTGCCTCTCCCTGTGCGGAAGCGGAGAGAGCGGTCTTGAGCGTACCGGGTTGAAGGTCGACCTGCACATTCATCAAGTCATCGGTCAACCTCACACCCTTAGACCGCCGAATCCCCCTCCCGAGAATCAGCACTTCGGCTTCTGGCTTACATCCGACTCCGGTCGCCCACGTTGACAGAATGTCCGTCTTCCTATGGGAATGCCCCACGATCACGCCTGAACCGCCAGAGAACGCCAGCACAACGCTCATATCCGTCGACCAACTCGTAGCAGGGTTCGACTGGTAGTCAGCCCGAACAGACTCAACCTTTGTCTTCCACGTCCTCGGCGGGACACTAATGCCTATCGTTCCCGTCTCGGTAACGCGACTTCCCCCGATCCCGCGCATCAAGGTAATCCTGTCCGGAGCATCCCTGAGCCTGTGCTGGGTGTCGTTGTAGGTTGCTCTGGCGAACTTCTGGAGCACTGCCGTCGTCTCGCCAGAGAGCGGTTCCCGACGCCTCTTGAGATTGCTCGTGTCCGTGCCGAGACCGAACTCGGCGCTAATGGCTTTCTGTAACGCTACCGCGATGTCGTTGTTCGATGCACTGTCTGACCACACCTTGATTACACCAGACGCAAACTTGTCAATTGGCGGGGACTTCGTGCCTAGCGGTTTACCGGAGGCATCACTGTCCATCTGACCAGCACCATTCGCAAATGCCGCCTGCCCTGTGCCGAGCCGGGGACTCGATGGTGAGCGCGTTGAGATTTCGTCTATCGCCGCCTGCGCCTGCTTCTCAGTGACGCCGAGCTTTCGCATCTCGGCACCCACTGCCTGCGCGTTCGCTCGCTTGAGCTTGCCTTCAATGTTGCTCCTGTCGTCGTCTGAGAGGAATCGCCAGTCGGCAATTCCTACAACTGCGTGAGCTTCCAGATTGTCGAGCGCTCCCGCAAAGGCATCAGTGCCGTCAAAGTCCAGAGCGCCTCCGGACCCGCCACCAGACTGCTCCGATTCGCCGCCACCACCAGCCGCACCATCGCCCTTCCCCTTTTTGCCAGCATGTCGCGCTTGCGAGTGCTTGTTCGGAAGATGCTTGGTAACCGCTCTGGCTTTAATCTCGGCCAGTTCATTCTGGAGCACTTCGGCCTGCTCTGGCGTGGGGAACGGTGTCAGTAGACCCTCGACAATCACCACCGTGCGATCTCTCAATGTGATGAGTCGGCTCAGGCGTCTTCCTTTCATCAGGAACGCTTCCGCTTCCGACGACAGACCGGGTCTTACTGCTTGTGCCTGCGGAGTCCTGTCGATAATCTCTTGCGCCAACTTCCTCTCTTCCGCTGACTTGCTGAGAAGCGCCCGGTTCTGCAATGTAGATCGAGCCTCTGATCGAGCCATCTCGGTAAGACGATTATGTGCAACCGGACGAGCCGTTAGAGTGGCTTGGGTCTTCGCTCCGCGAGCGAGGACGGTATGCGTGATTAGCCCGGCTCCCTGTAAGCCGTCATTGACGGATCTCATAAACAGATGATCACCTTCTGACTTGGTGATCTTGCCTGCAATCTCCATGCTTCTGATCGCCACTTCGACCCTATCTGTGGCAGAGTCGTGCGCCTGCTGGAGCACCTCGGTCGTCATCCTAACCCCGGCACTAGACCGACTATTCACCTCGGCAACCGGTCGAGACAATTCCGCACGGAAGTGATTCCCGTCCAAGTCAACCGCATCAACAGACTTCAGTCCTTCCATTACCGACAGCACACCAAGATCAGCCGAACTAAACGACCCACCTTGACGTGGATGGTTGTGCATAAACACATGAGTGCGCGGACCACCGGCAACCTGATCGACCATCTCTGGCGTCAGGTCCACCGTTGATGCTCCCCCGTTTGCCACTAATACCGATCCGCCGCCGCCCAGCACACGAGCCTGCTCATTGCCGGTCTTCCGTCCGTGCTCCCGCACTGCGGTCGCTGCCGCTGCCACGTCAGACGCACTCGGTGAACCTTTTCCCTTTTTGCCAGCGTGTCTGGCTTGCGAGTGTTTATTCGGAAGATGCTTGGAGACCGCCTCACCCGCAGCAGTCAACGCTTGCCATACATCCTTGTCGCTGTATGCCCAGCTTGCCGATGGCTTGACGCCAACAGATCGTCTCGATCCCGAGTCCAGCACGACTACTTCTTTCTCGGACTTACATCCCACGCCAGTCGCCCATGTCGACAGAATGTTCTTTTTCTTTACTGGGTGTCCTATGACTACGCCACTGGACAGACCTGATCCGGAGCGTGGGTATGCAAAATCCATCGCAACCGCTGCGCTCGTTGACCAACTCGTTGCCGGTTGTGATCGGTAGTTGGCACGCACAGTATCGACGTCGACTCTTCCAGCGGGTTTGCCGAACGACACACTGACAGTCCCGGTATCGGTCGTGCGCCTGCCGCCGATCCCGCGTACCAATGTGATCTCGTCCGGTGCATCCTTGAGCTTTCGTTGCGTATCGTTATAGGTCGCTCTGGCGAATTTCCGGAGCACTGCTGTGGTGTCCGGATGCAAACGCGATCTAGTAACGTCAGGGAAATGGCCTGTGTCAGCCTTCAGCTTAAATTCAGTATTGATTGCCTGTTGCACCTGTACCGCTACCGTATCGGAATCGCCAGCCGTCACCGACCACACTTTGATCACGCCAGCCGCGAACTGCTCGACTTCGGTGTGACGAGCCGGGAATGGCCCTTCTCCGTACTTCTGCGATGCGACACCGTCTTCAAACGCCACCCTGCCGTGTGAGGTTCCGCTTCCTGAGATATCCTTTATTGCTAATATGGCCTGTTCCTTCGTCACGCCGAGCTTCCGCATCTCTTCGCCCACAGCCCGTGCGTTCTCTTGCTTTTGCTTGTGCTCAACCCGAGCTTTCGCATCTCGGTGTGTGCCTGAAACGGCACCCGCACGCAATAACCCATCTAGCGCTTCGGCACTGGCGGCACCGGGTCCACCACCGTTTCCCTTTCCTTTCTTGCCAGCGTGTCTGGCTTGCGAGTGTTTGCCCTTAAGGTGCTTACCGACCGACTCCCCACGCACAGCGGTAGGTGTGCCGTTGTGACCCACACCGATGCGAACGGATTCCACGGCAGGCATTACAGGTCCGCTAGTTCTGGTCTCTTTCTGACGGCGAGCTTGAATCCGACGTTCGTCTCTTTGTAGCGGTCAAGCGATTCCCGTGTCCACCCCGATGACAGCATCTGCTGGCGCATCTCGTCCACAGTGCCGTGCGCCAGATCGAACGATTGCTTCGTCCAGTCTGCGTCTTCAGGGTCCGCGTCGATGTTGAATACCTCACGCTTTGCCATACGCCTTCTTTCGTGTTTTGTGGTACTCGATCTGCTTGAGTCGCTTGTCGGCCTCGCGCTTCGTGGCGTACGTCCCCATCGGCTTTCCGCGTTTGGATGTCACACGGTAGCCCGATGGCGTCTTGCGAATGGTCATCTCGCACTCCCACCAGAGACAGTAATCCCCAGTTCGGTTAAATCGGTCTCGCCCTATTTGGATTAGGCAGACGACCCAATCACGACGATGTCGTACGTTGCTGTTGCGCTGCTCGCCTCATTTGTGATTCGTAGGACATCAACCGAACCACCGGTCACTTGGAAAGCCGTCGCGTCTGGAGCCACGGTCAAAAACATCCCGCCTTTTCTAACCTTGACGTAGTGAGCCGTTGCGCCTACAAACGCCCAGAACGGATTCGACGCTGCCGCACCAACTCTGAGGTTGTCGCTGTTGCCAGACGCCGAACTGATATACAGCAACTTCACACGAGCGAAGGTCAGCGTAGCGCCGAACCCATCAGACAACGAACCCGCGAGATCGAGGTCGTCATATCCAGACGCCGCAATGGTGCGCGTGTCATGGAACATGAGATCGGACTGATTCGCGCCTGTGCCAGTGAGCAGTTCAATAGCGTTGTTGAGATCAAGGGTGTCCTTGACCGTGGTGAGATCCTTAGCGCTCTGGTAGTCGCCTGAAATCTTCGCGGTTACGATAGTCTTCAATGACATAGTGGTTTCTCCTGTGTTGGTTATGCTGCGATGTTATCCACGTCGTCCACCGCTAACCGTGGACCTAGCTCGATCTCAATCAGTCGCTCCGTGCATCGACAGCGTGGGTGAATATCCTGTGGTGTCCACGCTTCTCGTCCTCGCATCTCGGTAATCCACGGTTCATTGATACCTGTGAGCTTGCCGCCCATCGGTCGACAGAAGTTACAGAGACGATCATCCCGCGTCACGACCCATTCACGCCGGGTTGCGGTTCCGAGAATCCCATCATCAATCGCCCGTCGCCACTGGAGTTCTCTGGCTTCGTTCTGAATCCGCACCGTCTCTGTTCGTGCAATGGTGTCGGCACGCTGCCAGATGGCTCGCTCTCGATAGGCTCGCTGGGCATCTTTGATCTGTCGCCGGGTGCGACCCGCTTGTCGCATCGAGTCCCCGAGCTTCTTCATGCCGAGCCGCTGCCGTTCTGTCAGTGAGACCACCTGACGTAATTCATCGGCTAGTTGCTCCGCTGTTAGTTGCCGCAGAATGCCGTCACGTACGACCCGTTGCACCGTGCGAATTGACTGCGACTGGATGCGCTGCTGGAAGAGCAAGCCGCGATTGTTGAGAAGCTCCACGACTCGTGGGTTGAGTCGGTCGAAGGCAAGACGCCCCTTGATGTTCAGGGTATCCAGCCCGGTCATGACTTGCTCATACCGTGCGCTGCCCGGTCGAATCCCTTGCCGCCGTAGCGTCTGCTTGAACTCGGAATCAATAACCCTCGTCAAACCCTCGGTAGTCGCGTCAGACCCTATCTGAAACTCAACCTCAAACTCGGACAGAATCTCGGTCGACTGCCGAGTAAACACCTCAGACGACAACACCTGTGTCAGCGCTTCCTCGATTGCGGTGGTATCACCAGCGTCAATCAGGGCAACCAGTCCGCTCTCGGACACCTGTCGCTGAAACTCCAATGTCAGGAGTCGCAATAGTCGAGATACCTGTCGGCGCAGACCCGGCGCAACACTGTCGGCAAGTGCCAGCACATCATCGCCTGCTGCCTTCTGGATACGACCTGTCCGTGGACGCACCCGGCGACCATCACGTCTTCGGTTGATCACCACTAGGGACATCCTTTGACTGCGGCGGTGACCCCGCCTTGGGTGGCGGCTGTGGCGGTTCCTCTGGTTGTGGCGGGTTCTGCGCCTGTTGCTGGAGTGCGGCTTGCGCCTTGGCGTCTTCGTGTTTCTTGTCGTCCCGATCTTGCTGCTTGGCGTCTTCCTGTTCGTCCGTTGGCTTGGGGTCGCCCTCTTCGGTTTCCCGATGTCCTGTAGGAAGATCAGCCCGTCGCAAGAGATGGTTCGTCAGGTAGCCGTCTGGGAATATCTCCGCACCAGATGATGCCAGCTTTTGCAGGAACCCTGAGAGCGTGTCAATGTCCATCGTGTCGATGCCACGATGCACCGCTTCAACCGGTTCCTCTGTGGTCATCCCGTTGACCTTCAGTAACAATGGAATCGCAAAACGGTTAATGACAGACGCGACCGAGTCGAGGTATCCGGTGACCGCTCGTGTAAAGAGTCCGATACGCGAGACCACAAGCGCTTTCGACCCGACCGCATCATGCCCGATCAGGATAAAGTCAGCCAGCACCGACTGTGCCATCGCTTGGTCATACCGGGCAATCACCGAAGATGTATCAAAGGCACGACGTCCCCCAGCGCTCAAGAGCTTAAGTTCAGCCCACGACGGCAAGACCGCGCCTTCGCTCTCGTCCCGTTTAATGGTTTGCACCATCTCTTCCAGTGCGTCCTTGAGCGTGACCATCTCGGCGATGTTGGCATTCCAGACGTCCGGACCATCCTCGGCAACCTGTATATAGGGGTAGCCAGCTAGATCCCGCTCGATGCCAATCCCTTCGATCTGCTGGATGTGTTTCTTGAACCACCATGCACGGTAGGCGTTCCGCAGAATGCTGCGACCCTCTGGGTTGTTGCGTTCGGCAGTCGTTCGGAATAGAAGCGACTTCGCCATTGGAATCGTTCGCACCGACCGGTCATCATTGACCCGCTGCTGCATCGCTTGGATGCCGCCATTGCTGTCAAAGACCCATCGGTCAAGCGTGTCCTGTCCACGAATCGCCCACTTCCGAAATCCGATCCGTCCGTCTGAGAACTTAGACCGCGACGAACTGTCATCCGTGTCGCCGCCACGCACCTTGAACACCATCTCCATCCACGACCAGCCAAACGGTAGGAAGGTCAGGATCTCGGTCATGGTGTCCTGCCACGTATAGGACATATCCTCATACAATGCCTGATGGACGAACTCGCCCACATCATCATCAGAGGTCTCAATATCCCACTCCACCCCGCGCATCAGGTTCACCATCGCAAACAGCATCGCCCCAACAATGTCATCATTGAAGCGCATCTCGGTAAACGTGCGAATCCCACGCTTGCCGGTTAGCTCGCGAAGGAACTCCTGATCAACCGTGCCAGCCCATCGACCGAGACCGGTCGACCCGATCTCACCCATTAGCACCCGGCGACGACGCTTGGTGTTGGTTGGAGTAGACTTGGCTTTACCTACGTAAGAACTCTTTCGAGACGTCTTGCGTGGTGTGGGGGCGGTGCGACGTGGCTTGGGTTTCTCGGCTGGGGCTTTTTTTGCCATCACTTACCGTCTCCACATTGATCGGCGCTTCTTGCCGATGACGGATGGCACCCCGTAGTGAATTATTCGCAACATATCCAACGCGAATGCCATGATCACCGCATCGGCGTAATCGGTAGATCGCCCCAACCGGCGCTTCACGTCGTCCTTAGATTCTACCTTAATTCGTCCATTACTGGTAACGCTCCAGTGCGGCGTTGTTAATTCTTCTACTAAACGGTCCTCCGGTGGAAGCGCAATCGGGTCGTCCCCCTTCGGGTCGAGAAGCTCACGAAGATGCCACCATGAGGCAGACCGCATGTTCTGAAACCCCAGTTCCCCACTGGCATCCGTGATGGGCTTGTCTTTCTTGTTACGCTTCTGCGCTGCTGCCATCGCGCCGTTGTAGGCAATACATGGGACGTGCTGTTCCTTGATCCGGTCAAACACTCCTGCGCCCGGTCCAATAATGTCAACCACCGCGATCCCGCCCTGTTGCTCGATCTGCCCCTTCACCCGTCCCGCTGTTTCCATCGTGTCTTCCCGGCGTGTCTCGGCAATCGCCGTAATGCCCTGCCGCACCCGGCTGGCACGAATCGTCTTGTCAGACCCTTCCCGAGCCACATCCACCCCAAGCGATGTCAGGCTCGTGCCGTTCCGCACAGTTCCCAGA